TTTAGATGGAAGTGAAAGTGCTTTTATAACTACTCTTGCCTATGCTGAAAGTAGTAATAAGTCAAGTGAACAAAGACAAAATAAAGATGGTAAATACATGACTGGTACTTACCAGTTTAGCGATGCTCGTTTAGACGACTACAGAAAAGCAAATAAATCAAAGTTTTCCAGAGAAGACTTTAGACTGGACGCAGCCCTGCAAGATAGAGTAGTTAAATGGCACATCAAGGATATTGATAGAGTTATTAAAGAGGTGGATGGTGAAGCTAAAGGGTTCTCTAAAGATGGTCTCAGGGCAGTTGCACACCTTGGCGGTAACAATGGTTTAAGGAAATTTGTAAAGACAGGTGGGAAGTATAATCCATCTGACGAATTAGGTACTAAACTATCTGATTATTACAAAAGATTTAGTACGTTTATGAAGAAGGATTAAGAGATGTCTATTATCCCAGGCCAATCCCTTACGGCTGAGCCAAAGAATGCTCCTTACGAAAACCCACCTCAGATGAATACTCCTGAGGATGCTACTGAATTTCACTTGGGCCGTTTATCTGAGGCTAAGCGTAAAGAAGCCTTGTTGGATACTTTAGAGCTAGGTCTTGACATTGTGTCGGTGACTGAAGGTATTCTAAGAGCAGCTGTACTAGAGGGTAGACATAGCATTGATATCTCACTTATCATAGCTCCAATCATACACGAGTTTATTAAGTCAACTGCTGATAGGAATGGAGTTGAGTACGACGAAGGTATTGAGGACGAGAAGGATGAAGAAAACCGTGTAGAGATCCGATATCAAATTAATGTAAAGAAAGCTACTAAACTGATTGAAGAGGCAGAGGCTAGGACTGGTGAAGACTACATTGAATCTGAAGATGAGGATGATGTAGACGAGACTGAGGATAGTATGCCTTCTGAAGAAGAAGACAGAGAACCAAAGGGTCTAATGTCACGTAAAGGGAGTATGGTCTAATGGCTTTTTGGGCAGGTGTCGCAGCGGGAGTAGAGGCAAGACAAAAGGAAAGAATAGCAGAAGAAGAAACCGCCTACAGAAAACAAAGGGACGAAGAGGCAGATGCGTACCGAGATAAGGTCTTTGAGTATAATAGACAAAGAGATAGTGATGCTCTCCAGTTTCAAAATAAAAAACTATTACTAGATGCTATGCCATCTTCTCTTATAGCTCATTTATCTGGAACCTCTCCTTATGGGTCTTCAGTAAGTAAAAAAGGTTTAACTGCTGATGCCATAGCTACTGGTGCTAAAACATTTGACTTTGAGCTTAAATCATACAAAGATAAAAATGTTGATTTTAAAGAAGATAGTGATCTTGGCGTATTCTTTAATACTGTGAGCAAAGACAATGGAGCTAAAGCTACACTTATGGCTTTTATACAAGCTCAAGTTGAAAAAGGTAACACTGTTTCTATTTCAGACCTTCCTAACTATTTTAAAGTAGCTGGTACCAAAGAAGGTACCGATCCGTCTGACGTTAAAAAACTACTTGCAGACATAACGTCGGGTAGCAGTGAGATTAAGGACTACGATAGTTTGTTTAAAGGACTAGTTGCCATTAAAACATTCTTACCTACACAGGTTTTCTTGACGCAGACAAGTACTATACTCTCTCCAGAGAAACAAAAACAAGAGTATGACTCGGCTGTTCTACGTATTACAAACAAAGCTACCGCTGATGCAAGCAAACTTATTAAAGAAGGAAAAGAAAATACAGAGTTAAATGGAGCTATTCGTAAATTAAAGAGTTCTAATTTAGCTACAAAAAGTTTAGGGTTAGCATCTGTAATAAGTTTCTACCCAGACTTTGCGGCAGACCTTTTTAGTCAGTATAGCCCTAGCAATATGCAGATAAAGAGCCTTGTGGCTATGCTTCCAAAAGTACCTACGCCAGAGGTACCTACAACAGAGGTGGTACCTACAACAGAGGTGGTACCTACAACAGAGGTGGTACCTACAAAAAAAGTGTATGACGTGTTGAAAAGTGGTACAGAGCTTGGAGATACGCAAATAGCAGAACATGAGGACCTGGTTAAAAAGGGTTTTGTGTATGACAGTAAAAAAGAACTTGAGGATGCTCTACCGGATTTAAAACCTAATACTCTAGTAGTTTACCAATCCGAAAAAGGTGTTTTCCAGAAGTTTGTTGTACCATCCAAGAAGTTTAGTAAAGGTGGTCTTGCTGATGGTATGGATACAGAACCAATGGAAGAGACTACTGAAATGAGACCAGTAGACAAAGCACAGGAACAGTTTTCAGAGTTTGGGCTAAAAATGCCTACTAACGATAAAGAACTAGAAGCTTACAAGCAAACTCTAGTCACTGTAAAAGAGCTGATTAATCCTAATATGGATACTTCTGTACTGAAAGAGCTTACAGATAGAGCTATACAAAATGTAGAGGCAATCAGAAATGGTTAGTTTTTCAGAGACTTTTAAACCTGTTAATGTAAATAGGGAAAGAGGATCAAGAGGCGAAGAAAAAGACATTATAAAGGACACTGTAAGTACTTTGTCTTTTTCGTCTAATCAGGCACAACCTGAAGCACTACCTGAGCCTGAGGTAACTGAAGAATTGGTTGAATCTAGTCTACCAGAAGATGGATACAGATTAGAAGAACCAGAAGAAGAGTCAGTCGATAGCAGTCTACCAGAAAATGGTTACAGGTTAGAAGAACCAGAAGATGTGCTTCAATCCAGCTTACCAGAAGATGGCTACAGGTTAGAAGAAAGTACTAACAGTGGTGCTTTGGTTGGTCTACCCACTGGAGTTGAAAAGGGTACTTACTCTGAAGATGATATAGTTGCTAGACCAGAGCTATTTGAGCCTGTACGTGACTATATAGAAGATAGATACGGCCTTCAAGCTGTTGAAAACAAGACTAATGCTGAAGTAGTTGAGTTATTTTTGGATAATCGGAGAGGTAACGCCTCAGGAAATTCCATTAAAGCTATAGGAGAAGTAGACTACCTCATGGATGCCAAAGAAGATCCTGATCGTCTTCTTAAAGCAGGTAAAGCCTATGCAATCTTTGAGGGTATGGAAAATATAACTGGAGAAGGTGTAACTTGGTCTGAGTTTGGTAGAGCTATGGGTGACTATGCCTTCAGTGTTATTGTGGACCCAATAAACCTTGCTGGTGGTATTATAGGCAAAGCTGTAGGTGGTACAGCCCTTCGTGCTGGTGTTAAAACAGCCTCTGACTTAGCTAGAAGAGAAGCTTCTAAACAACTGTTAGCTGGTGCCACTAAAGAGGCTGCTAAGAAAACAACTAATAAAATAATGAAACAATCAGCAAAAACTCTTGCTGTAGAGGGTGCTGCTGAAATCTCTGAGTTTGCTGCAAAGATGGCTAGTGAAAAAGCACTTACTCGTGTACTTAGTAAGCAAGGTATCAAAGAGATTAGCACGGCAACCGTCATAGACGCCGCTGCAAGCTCTGGTACTGAGTTTCTCTACCAAAGAAGTTTGCTTGAAACTAATGTTCAAAGTGAGATTAACAAGAGTGCTGTGGGCCTTGCTGCCTTAACATCTATGGCTATGGGTGGCATTCAGGCAGGTATTGTAGCTAAACGTGGATTTACTGACACTGCCCTAATCACTGAGGTAGTTAAGCAGTCTACACCAAAAGAAATATCCAGTGAGTTAAAGAAGTCATTAAGTGAGTGGGCTTCTTCTACCCCAGAAAAAGGTATACCGTGGCTTGAAAAGGTTAAAAAAGGTAAGATACTTGGCCCAGAAGACGGTGACTTTTTTATTGATTTAATATTAGGAAGATCAGCTCAAGAGGCTAAGGAGGGTGTTAAGGCAACACCAGCCCTTAAAGGTCTAGCACAAATCATGCAAGAGGGTGGATACTTCTTCACAAAAGAAAATGATGAAGACACTATCTCAAACTTTATTGCTGATTTTATAAAAGATAAATTTGATCAAGAAGATATAAACTCTATTGTTAAGGCTCTTAACCCTAAGGCTGCTAAAAGTAAATCTCTGAAAAAGCAGTTGTTAAGCCCTGACCAGTTCAGTGAAGCTTTTGCTAAAACTATAAATAAATCAGCTCGTGAAATGAATAGCGTAGCTCAAGCATCTAAAAATCTAAAAATAGATATTAAAGATCTAACTTTGAGTGATGTAATGTCAGAAGCTCTGGGTCATAACTTAGTGCCATTCGGGGATAAAAAGAAGTTTAGTGGTCCCTTTATCTCTAATATGTCTGAGATACAAAACAAATTTATACGTAGCTTAGTGTCACATCCTTCAACTACAATGCTCAACTTGTTTGGCTACACAGGCGCTGCCAGTTTAGACGCATCAACAGACCTAACTATGGCTCTGTACAAAGCTTCAGCTGGGACTTTAAAATCAGTTCTAAGGGTAGGAGATAAAGGCGGTACAGAGCTTGAAGCAGCTAAGCATTTAATCTTTGGGACTAAAGACAGAATTAAGTTTGCTTTAGATCCTGACATGACCTACGCTGCTTACAAGAGTGCTATCCTAAGGAGCACAGGGGGGTTAAAAACACTCGACAGGACACTGGCTGGTGGTATCGATGTAGCTACAACTGTAGACCAGATGGTATCTGTAGGCGGTAAAGGTGGAGTAGTTCAGAATAAGTTAGATACAATTATAAACGGTATGCAACATGCATCTGGTGTTCATTTCCAAGACAGTCTAACTAAGTCCCAAGAATACGTAAGTCAAATGAATAAAATGCTACGTCTTAAATTTAAAATGGGATGGAATGAATTTTATACAGATCCTGATGTTAAAAAGTATATGGCTACAACAGACTATAAAGAATTAGAGCTAATGGCTGTAATGCGTACCAACGAAAACATATTCTCTAAGTCCTACAAAGGTACTGATACGATAGGCCAAATAGCTGGTTTTATTGAAGATATGAGGGGTATACCTGGTCTAGGGTTTATGATTCCTTTTGGTAAGTTCTTTAATAATACTATTGACTTTGGGGTTAAGAATACTCCACTTCTTAACATAGCTGCTAAAGCTTCTGGTAAATACTCAAAAGAAGCTAGTAACAAGACTTTTCTTGAGTTAAATGCTCGTGGCGCTGTGGTGGCTGGTTTAGTATACGGCATGGCGCAAGATGAAGACGAAAACCGCAGACAAGGATTAGGTCTGTACGAAGAAGTAATAAATGGAGAAGTTGTATCACAGCAGTACGACTACCCTCTTTCTTTGTTTAAGGCTGCTTCACGTATTATCTCATACAATATGGCAGGAGAGGAAGTACCACCAGAGATAATAGCTCAAGTAGGTAAGGACTTTGGAGGCGGTGGTTTAACAAGAAATTTAACTAAGACAGGTGAAGGATTTGCTGAGTTTGGAGCTGCTATACTGGCTGGTGAGCTGAAAGAAGCAGGTATACAAGGTGTAGACATTGTTTCTGATATTGTAGCTCAAGGTATCAGTGGTTTTTTAAGGCCTCTACAGCCTGTTGACACTGCGCTTGGAATTGGACTCAACGTATCTCAGAGACCTAAAGACACAGCTCAAGGTAATAAGTTTGTAGGTGATTCCTTCAAGTATATAGATACTTTAGCATCATTTGTAGTGGGAGAGTCTGGTCCTCCAAAAGTAAGTGCTGCTACTGGTGAGTTTGATCAACAAAGTTCTACAAGTTTCGGTGGTATAAGAGCCCCTATGCTAACTGACACTCAACGTCTTATGAATTTACTTGGAGTCAACCAGTGGTCTATCAATACAGGCTTGTCTAAAGAAAAGAGACTATTTATACCAGAAGCCACAAATGAGCTTCAAAGACAACTTAGTCTTTCTTTAGAACACTACGCCTCTCAGAAGATGAATAATGCTGCTTTTAGAGCGTCTACTCGTGAAAATCAACTAGGTTTATGGAAGAAGAAAGTAGAGCAAATTAAAAAAGAAGCTAAGTTTAATCTTCTACTGAGTTATGATGGCCCTCAAAGTACTCTAAGGGCTCAGTATGACTTAGTAAATAAGTACAAAGTTAAAGAAATTGAAGAGACAATAGACTCATTAAATATTCAGAATAAAGACTTTAAAAATAAAACAATGGGAGAACTTACTTTAGGTGAACTTATGGTCATTGAGGACACATTAGAAACTAATGAGTTCACAGATAAAATAAATCTACCTGATGAACTATATGATGTGGGAGACATTTAATACTGCAAAAAACCCCTCTGTAATTAAACAAAGGGGTTAGTTGGGCTACTTATATTTGAGGATTAGGTCTGCATACCTAAAGGCCTCTTCCACGAGTTCTTCTGCCCGTGTTGATCCACCTTGTGCTAACAGCCCAGACAATGCAGAGGCTGCTAGTAGTTCCCTGTTGCAGGGAGCGTCAGTATAAGGAACTGCCACAGGTGGTTTATTCACTACCTTCTTTGTTAAGAACTCTTTAGCCTCTTGTTCCAGCGTAGGACCAGGAGGCTTTTTAGTTTTCTTTGGTGCCATCTTCTCTACCCTCTGATAAAGTTAAGATCAGTCTAGCATAATTAGGTAGCTTTGTCAAGAACTTTGTCATAGTAGTAGACTAGGTATCTTGTCCTTCCGTTTCGGTGATTAACCTGTCGAGGTACCATCGTGCTTTCTTGAGGTCTTCTACCGGATTACCTTTGTACCTGTACCTATGTAAGTACTTCTTAGCGTTACCCTCTAGGTATCCCATGAACATAATGTGATCCATGTTGTCTTTCATGTAGTCAATACATTCTATCTTACCATCACCGTAGTGTGCAGGTTTATTTACTACATCGTCTTCTACAACTTTAGGTCCACCAAAATAACCACCCTCTTGTATCTCACCCCATTTAGCCATTATATACCTTCCTTTATAAATGTTTTGACCCACATAGCTGTTATGTCACTACGTATTATGTCATCTACTCCAAACTCAATGATGGGTACAGGCAACATATGTTTCTTAGCTAAGTGTATAACTTTAGTTAAACCATCAGCTTCCTTCAAGTCAGATTGCTGTACATCTCCATTAAGAACAATAGTACTATTTTCTCCTACTCTTGTCAAGAGCATTTTTAACTCGTGTGTAGTTATATTCTGAGTTTCGTCTACAATTATGAAAGCATCACTGAAACTACGCCCACGCATAAGAGCAAGGGGAGCCATCTCAATATTACCGTTTTTAATGCCTGTATCAACTGTTCCTTTGCCCAAGTGTTTTTCCAAAACGTCCAAGACAGGTAAAGCCCAAGGCATAGTTTTCTCATTGAGGTCTCCTTTCAAGAAACCTAGTTCTCTACCTACGGCAACGTGAGGTCTTGTGATGACGATTTTATCGATCTTTTTCGTCGTATAGAGGTCGGAAGCGTAAGTCGCCGTAACATACGTCTTACCAGTACCCGCTGGACCCAGGA